GCTCATATCCTGGATGTCATTGGGTTCGATACCCTTTATCGGTACCGGGAACTTTTTGAATTTATTAGATATTTATATATAAAATAACTTATATATGTCTAATTTATCTGAAAACAAAAAATTTCATTTTTTATATAAGACTACAAATCTTATAAATGAAAGATACTATTTGGGGATGCACTCAACAAACAAATTAAATGATGGTTATTTGGGTAGCGGTACTAGATTTTACAAAGAACTTAAAAAATACGGTAGAGAAAATTTTACTATTGAAATTATCGAATTTTTTGATAACCGACAAGAGTTATCTGAAGCTGAAAAAAAATTAATAAAAGAAGAACATATTTTAGATAAAAATTGTTTAAATTTAAGAAATGGAGGTACAGGTGGATTTAAAGATTATGAACACGGATTAATATTTATAAAATCTGGCGAAAAAACAAGATTTTCAAAATCAAATTGCCCAAGTAATTCTGAAGAACATCGAAAAAAAGCATCTGAAAGAATGAAAAAAAGATGGGAAGATGGAAAAATGAGACACATACCAAAATTAAATAATTGGAAAGGTAAAAAACATAAAAAAGAATCCATAGAAAAAATTAGTTCAAGTAAAAAAGGAAAACATACGGGGAGTGAAAACTCACAATATGGAACTTGTTGGATAACAAACGGAAATGAAAATAAAAAAATTAAAAAGGGCGAAATTATACCTAATGGTTGGAATTTAGGTAGAAAAGTTTAATATGGTGGATATAGCTCAGTAGGTAGAGCATAGGATTGTGGTTCCTTGTGCCATGGGTTCGATTCCCATTATTCACCCAACATGCCTTCGTAGCTTAATGGAAAAGCCTCAGAATACGAATCTGATGACTGGGAGTTCGACCCTCTCCGAAGGTACAAAAGATGATAAGAAGCGTAGAATGACAGACGTGGAGAGACGTGTCGCAAGGGTACAAACTAAGGAAAGGTATTCAATCTTAATTGTATTGATGTAATAACCCAACTCTCTAATGGTGTGTGAAGCTTTGATAGAAGTAGCGGGATTCCTGATAAAGTCATTCATCATCTTTTATTCGCCCCTTTCGTATAATGGAAATACAACGCTCTTCTAAGGCGTCAGGTCGGAGTTCGAGTCTCTGAGGGGGTACAAAACATAAGCGTCTCTGGTGTAATGGTAGCATGATGGATTCCAAACCCATCGGTCAGGGTTCGAGACCTTGGGGACGCGCTAAAAGGAACTATGGTGTAAGTGTGGTGTGTCACGCTGGTCTGAAGAACCAGAGGTTACGGTTCGACTCCGTATGGTTCCACAAAAAAAGAAAAAATGGAAGAAGAAAAAAAACCAACATTTGAAGAAAAGTTGGAAGGTTGGAGAAATCGTATGACATTAGCAAGAACAATCGCAAGAATTCTTGCTGTTATTGTCCAATGCGTTATAACCTACTTATTGTTAAAAACTTAAAATTAAAAAAAATGAACAGAGTATTCCGAAAAGTAACCGGTGAATCTGTTCCTGACATTGTAAAACACACTATTGACATTGTAAAAGAATGTCCCTGGATTGAAGTACATATTGGGACCGATTCACAAAACCATAGGCGAAGTACCGTATATGTTACAGCAATTGCATATAGGTTTGGAAACCGTGGAGTTCATTACATTTATCATAAACAAAAAATTAAAAAGATAAAAGATAAATGGACAAGACTATGGAATGAGGCCGATTATTCAATTGAAGTTGCCGAATGGTTAACACAAAAAGTAAACGTAAAGGTGGAAATTGATCTTGATTATAATGGTGATGAAAAACATTTTAGTTCAAAATTAGTTCAACCGGCAGTTGGTTGGGCCACATCACTGGGGTATAAAACAAACATTAAACCTCATAATCAAATTGCAACAAAAGCGGCAGATCATCACTGCCGTTAATATATGGTCCTATGGCCGAGAGACTTAGGCGCCGGTCTGCAAAACCGGTTAGATTGGTTTGATTCCAATTAGGACCTCAAAAATGCCTTCGTGGTGGAATGGTAGACACATCCGGCTTAGACCCGGATTCCGAAAGGAGTGAGAGTTCGAGTCTCTCCGAAGTTAGATTAACAGAATCAGACTTAGTAAGAATTGTTAAACAAACAATAAAAGAAACAAGTCTTTCAAGGATTCATAAACATTTAATGAGTCATGACTGTGCCGTGGTTACAGCTTATAGGCATGAGTTAAATAATTGTGCGTACGACATTCAATTTGATGATAAACGTCTTAATAAATACCAGAAAAAAGATAGAAACAAAACATTAAAATATGCTTTAGAAATGAATGGATATGGTGTTACTCGTGTATTAGGTACATATGTTGAGAACTATCTAACTGATAATGCTATTGAAGTTAAAGAGGAATCTTTTTTTGTTGTTAATTTAGTAGACGACCCAAAATTTATTGATTATATAATAACTTTAAGTAAAGTATATTGTCAAGATTCGGTTATGATTATGAAAAAAGGTGGTAATAATAATTACCTTGTTGGTACAAACCTTGCTTGGCCTGGTTTAGGTAAAATTGTAAAAATGGGTGACTTTAAACCGGCAAAAGAAGGTGAATTTATGACAAAAGTTAATGATAGACCATTTATTGTATAAAAAAACTTGACACTTTTAAAAAATATCATATATTTATAAAACAAATTAAAAAACGCAAATGAAAAATTTACACATATCATTGATAGGAGGCGATTTAGCTGAGGCAACTTTCAAGGAGAGGGTGTAATATTTTATACATATGAAATTCGGAACCCCTCTCTAAAAAAGAGGGGTTTTTTTGTTCTTTGACATTTTGGTGAATTAAGGTCCGGTGGTGAAATTGGTATACACGCTGCATTTAAGCTGCAGTCCATTGGGTTGTGGGTTCGAGTCCCACCCGGACTACAAAAATAAATTTGGTGAATTAAAAAATTATTTATACTTTTGTCTTATGATAACATTTGATAATATAGAATTTAAACCACACGGTAGTGCTGGAAATGGGGTTCACGGATTGATATTTTTTCCTGGTGGATACGGACTTTCAGTTGTAAGATTTAGAAATCCATTTGGTCGTGGTGGTTCATACACCTCAAATGATACTGAAGATTATGAAGTTGCAATAATTAAAGGAACAAAAGATCAATGGGAAATTTGTTATGATACAAAATTAACAAATGATGTTTTAGGTTTCCAAACAAAAGAAGATATAAATAAAATAATTAGTCACGTACAAAGATTATATGATGATGAAAACAATTGAGATAACATACCAGGAAATTAAGATGGCAACAAGGCCAAATGTGTATCGAAATAAAAAAAAATACACAAGAAAAATAAAGTTTAAAAAAGATTTGGTAGATTAAAATAAAATACATATCTTTGTAAGAGATAAGTGGTTGTAAGAAACGGTAAACTCGTAAAGTGCATTAACCGGTTAATACAAGATGGTGAAACGAGGGTGTGTATTAACTACTGAATCACAAGTCTAAATAGTCAAGTGGCGGAACTGGCAGACGCTGGGAGATAATACTCAAAACTCCTTGATATGAGGTAAATATTACACTTATATCGTATAGGTTCAAATCCTTTCTTGACTACATATTGCGGGCGGACAGGTTGGTATCTGGGGGGGTCTCATAAGCCTCATAAATCTGGTTCGATTCCAGAGCGGCGCAAAACAATCGTAGTTAATCCACCTCCACGTGGTGATTGTTGGAAACAGGTAATGCTGGCTGAGAGATTAACAAACGTTCATTGACAATATTGGTTATAATATCTAGGTATTTTTTTGATGTTGAGGGTTTAACGTATTTTTGTTCGGAAACATCAATAATACATAGGTCTATTTTTAAATCGTGACAAAGTTTAGTTTTAGATTTATCGTTTTCTTGGATTTTATTTAATTTATCTACACCATAGATAGGTTCATAATGAAAAATACCATTGAGCTCTACGGCAAAATTGATAGTTGGGAAAAAGATATCTAATTCAGAACCTATAGTATCTTTTTTATTAAAGTCTATTGGAAGGTTAGGGTATATAGTTTTTAATTGATTCTCCAACCAAACCTCAAGTTTTGAACGCCGGTTTCCGTGTGATTTATTTCTATTATTGAATGTGGTAGAACACGATTGAGAACAAAAAAAATTACCTGAATTAGTTTTTTTATTTGAGGATTCTCTCCTATCGAATTTAAGATTACAATTTTTACATTCAAACAAGATAGGTTTTACTTTTTGTGAATCAAAATAACATTCGGTTGAACAATAAATGTGTCGGTTACGATTATTTTTTAATTCATAGGTTATGAGTTTTTTTTCAACACCAAAAGGTTTGAAACAAAATAAACATTCACATAATAGTTTATCTGTTGATTTTGAATTTTTAAATTCTTCTTCAGTGAATAGTGTTTTCATAATTGAAATAGGTTATATTAATAAATATCTTGGTTTCGTTAAAAAGTATATTTTCTAAACCTTTTTAACGAAACTTTTTTATAAAGTTATACTGATGTAGCTCAATCGGTGAGAGCAGGACGCTTATATCGTCAAGGTTATGGGTTCAAGTCCCTTCATCAGTACGGGAGTGTGTGCAGTAGGGATCTGTTCGAGATGGTAGTAACAAACACTTAAAAGACGGGTTACAAAGCGTCGGACCGTTTATTCAGTTTTGTACGTTAAAAACTGCCGATTTAAGTCAATCGTTTATCGTAAAAACAAGTTGACCGTGTTGTTAGTGGGTTTGATCACCCCATTCACGTTAATGTGACGAAACAAATCCCAACGGAGTAGTCACACTTTTGCGGGTGTCGTATAATGGCTATTACTCCAGACTTCCAATCTGGCGACGAGGTTTCGACTACCTCCACCCGCTCCAATTTGGGCCTGATGCCGACGGCAGGTCGAGTGGTTTGCAACCACATCGTTTGGGTTCGATTCCCACAGTGTCCACAAAATTTTTAAAAAAAGATTTGGTAGATTGGAATAAAATACCTATTTTTGTAAGAGTTAAACGCCCGTTGGACAAGCGGTTTAAGTCGTCTCCCTTTCACGGAGAAGATCATGGGTTCGATTCCCATACGGGTGACAATAGGACGAACAACGCGACCGCAGGAGTTGTACCTTTATGGTTTTATATTGTGGTTTTTTGGTCCTGTAGTTAATCGGCTATAACGCTGCCCTGTCACGGCAGTATGCCGGGTTCGATTCCCGGTGGGACCGCAAAATTAAAACACATAAACCTAAGTACCCACACAGCGGTGAGTAATGGGCTAAGTTATATACAATTCCTCGGAGCTGGGAGTAGAATGCTTAGGAGTGTGTTTTTAAAAAAAAATAAAACTATGTCACCAATTTTGTTAATATTATTTTTTTTATTTATCTTTGTTATAAGAAAAAGAAGATAAAATTGTTGGGTGGTCAGGAGCGTAATGAGGCACGGAGCCAAGTCCTAAAAGTACCACGGTCCATAAGCATTTGGACGCGAGAAACTATAAAGGTTGTTCATTGTGGGTTCGACTCCCACCCTGACATCAAATGTTGGAAATAAATCACTAAATAATAATTTGTTTCCAACACATATTCAAATAGAATGTGGAATGAATTTTGAATTGTTATTTATATTAAAACACACATTATGGAAGTAATTATTGCATGCTTGGTACCAGTAGTATTGGTAGGAATTGTTATAACATCATATTTAACACATAAAGAACATTAACTTTAAAATCTGTATTTTTTGTATTTTTTTGATATTTATTATATATAAAATAAACTCTAAATACAAAAAAAATGAAGTTAACTAGAGAACAAGTTTTAGGTATCGTAAGACACGCATTAACATTTGTTGGTGGTATTTTTGTTATGAAAGGTCTTGTAGATGAGACAACTGTAACAGAAATTATAGGTGGTGTTATGACACTAGCTGGTGCTGTTTGGTCAGTAATTGACAAAAAATAATTTTTTATTTTTATGTAACCCCATCTCAAAAAGGTGGGGTTTTTTTTGTTAACAATATATTTATTAAGTAAAAACTCGTATATGGATAATTGGTTTGGATTAGGTATAGCATTTATTACCGGTGTTTTGGGTCCTGTAATTGTAATTTTAGTTAAAAATTATTTAGATAAAAGAAAGAAAAAACCAGATATGGTTGAAGAG